ACTGACGGTCGATGTGCTCCCCGTGACGGCGGTGGCCTCTATCTATGACGATCCAAACCGCGACTACACATCGACGTATCTGGTGCCCGGCAGCGACTATGCCATCTTCGACAGCGAAGTGGGTACGATCCTGCTGACCTCGACAAGCACCCATGGCGGGTGGTCTACGTCGAAGAAGGCGATCAAGGTCACTTGCACAGCCGGATACACGACCGTACCCGACTGGCTGCAACATGCGGCGCGGCTGATGGTGCGTCACCTTTGGGATCTGCGTCAAAGCCAGGGCAAAATCAGCCAAGGTGCCAACGGCAGCAGCACAACCTACCGAGACGCGACGGATATGCCTATCGAGGTCTACAAGATCCTTGGCCCTCATCGTCTGCCGCGCGCCCTGGTGCCTGTATGAGCCCAGCCGATCTATCGGCACGCCTGGCCAAACTTCAGGCGACGCTGCCCAGGCAGATCGCCCAGGTCCTTGCATCGTCGGCCCTGGTGGCTGAGGCTGAGGGCAAGAAGAACGCGACCACCTTGCTCAAGGTACACTCTGGACGGCTGCGCAATTCGATACGCACCGAGGTACGTGACGACGGCACGGCCCACCAGATGGCCTTGCGGGCGGGCGGTGAGCGTGATGTGGTCTACGCACGCATTCAAGAACTGGGTGGCACGATAACACCCAGGAATAGCAAGTTTTTGGCTATCCCCTTGGCACCAGCACTGACCGGTGCTGGGGTGTCGAGGTACAAGAGCCCTCGTGATGTGCCTGGGCTGAGCTTCAGGGGCAACGCCAATCGGGGCGTGCTGGTCGATAAAGCGGGCGTGCCGTGGTATGCTTTGGTCAAGAGCGTCACTATCAGACCGAAATTCTACCTTAAAGCCGCCCTCGACACTGCCTCGACTGACCTGTCGAGACGTTTGGGCGCGGTCTTGTCTGATGCCCTGGGTGCTGCATGAGCGTCGCCACTTCGATATTGGCGGCTGTGAAGACAGCCCTTGAGGGTATCTCTGGCCTATCGGTGGTGCGTGGCCGCCCCAACTCACTGACTGAGGGGCCATCTGGCCCATGCGCATGGGTCGCAGCAGGTGATCTCACCAGTGACCATGGCCCAGAGTTGACCGGGTACAATCAGACCTTGCTCGTCGATGTGGTCGCCGTTGTGACGGCTGCCTCGGATTTTGGCGACCGAGAAGATGCGGTGCTGACTCTGGCTGACCAAGTGGCCGAAGCGATACAGACCTCGACCACCCTGGCCGCTTTGCTATCGATCGCGCCGATCGTCGGTCAGCGAGTACAGGCTGAGGCTGTAAGCCTGCCTGGATATGCGGTGTTGGTCACCGTCATTCAGTGTCAGTGGTTGTCTGACAGTGGAGCAGGTCTATGAGTTGGGGCAGATTCGGGACCACCGTACCCGGCAAGCGGGTATCCATCACCCTCGACAGCACGGCTGGATCGGGTAGTGCCAACTATTCGGTGTCTATCTCGGCAAACTTCAGCGACTTTTGGGATACCATCGACGCCAGTGGTAATGAGCTGCGAGTCACCGACTCAGACGGCTATACCGTTCTGACCTATGATCTATCGGGTTTCAGCAAGACAAATCGCACTTGCACCATCAGAATCGGCAGCCACACAGTAGGCGCTGCTGAGATGGGTCAAGCCTTCCTTTATTACGACATGGCGGGCGCATCGACAGGCGCTGGCTCGCCCTCGACGTCAGCACCCAGAAGTGGATACATCGACGTTGGCGGTGTACAGAACGCCATCAAACTGCGCCCCCAACGCCCAGGCGACGCGCGCCCAGCCGACGTCATCACCAAAGATGCAGGGGCTTCCGACTGGGTCTGGATCGACCTGGGAAGCGTGCTCGACGGTATGTTTCTACCTAGTGATAACCGTGAGAACTGGGAAGAGATTTCACGAGTCACGCACACGGTCGAGGCCAGCGGATCTGCTGTGTCGTCGATGATCGCCGTCACATCGACACGCATCATAAACGGTCGGTACATCCGGCTTGTTCTCAAAGCAGGCACGACAGCGGTTGACAACGTGTTGATCCTGACCGTCACGACCGCATACCCAATTCAAACGACAGGCAGAATCTTGGTTTTCCGAGTTCTGATCAAGGTCAAAAACGTAACGGAGACATAATCGATGCCCAGCCCTTACAATGGCCTCAAGACTCAGGCTTCTTTCGGTGTCGAGTCTACACCTGGCACGGGCGTATCAACGACCGTGGGCGCCAGGATCAAAGCAGTGGATCTGCAAGCCAAGGCCACCCACAACCCTGTCGAGGATTTGTATGGTGATGGCGTCTCTGCCGTCTCCTCAGACTCTTTCTTGAGCATGGTCGATGTCTCTGGCAATCTGCGCCTCAATGCCTGCTATCAGGGCGGTGCATTGGGTATGATCCTCTACGCCCTAATGGGCACGGTGGTCGATGCAGGGGCGGGCCCCTATACCCACACTTTCACCCTCTCTGATCCCAAGGCATTGACCATCGATATCGAGCGCGGCAACAGCGCCAAAGATGAGGTAATGCAGGGTTGTAAGCCCAGCAAATTCAGCCTATCGGTGCAGCCCGGTCAGGTGGCTGAGGCCAGTGTCGATTTTGTTGGCATGACGGCTACGGCACGGGGCACCAATACCCCCGTGGCACCAGCAACACCCTACCTTGTGAAGCATAGTCACGTTGGCACGCTGGGTTTCGACAGCGCGACCTACATCCAGGCATCGTTCACACTGACTGTCGATACCAAGGCGGCACGCCTTGACCAGCTTGGCAGCGCCTATAGCGACGAGCCGGTTCGCACCGGTATGACCGAGGTCACACTTGAGGTTGAAATCGTCGGTCGCACCAATGCTTTGCAGGTGGCCGCGTTGGCTGGCACCCAAGGCAATGCGACGTGTACTATCACTGACGGTACACGTTCATTGTTTATCACCTTACACAATGCCAAGGTCGTATCGTACAGTGACCCCATCACCACCGTCGGCGTCATTCGCCAGCGGGTGACCTTCCGAGGCCATGGCGACGGCACCAATCACGGGCTGGCCATCGTGCTCACCAACGCAGACGCAACGTACGGTGTCTCGTGAGCTTCCTCAAGACTTTGGCCGACCAAGATCCGGGTGTCGAATACCCGCCTGGATCTGGGCTTCGGTATCGCCTCAAGGCATTGGTAGGCACTGACCTGCTGTGTGAGCACGTCGCCTTGTTGGCTGCGGTGCTTCCACCGTCCCAAGCCGACCGTGAGGTCAACGCGGCGATCAATGAGGCGGTGGGCCAAGACAAGGCCACCCTCCAGGCCCAGGCCGACCGTGAGGCTGCCCTGCGTGCTCTTGACCCCGACCTCCAGGCTCGTGCATGGCAATTCGCCTGTACCTGTGTGTGTGCTTCTGTGACCCATGCGTGCGGATCTGATGGCGAGTGGGGTGCTGTGACGGTGGTGGCTGATGAGGCCGCCCGCGACCATGAGGCGACGCCTGCACGCGTACACCTGAGCGACCTGCCAGGGGGTACAATACAGTATCTATCGTCAGTAGTCCGTACAACCAGCTTCGGCGGGGAGGCCGCCAGACAGCGGATTGCCCGATTTCTCAGAGAACAGGCCCCTATGCCTGCTTCTGGCGAGGTTGGGTAGAATGTTCGGACGCCTGCCCTCTGAGTTATTGGCATTGACCCCAGAAGAAATGGGCGTCAATATCGCTTGCTTAGAGGCATGGGACGAGAGCAACGGCGAGACGATCAAGAACAACAAGGCCACCGTACAGCTAATTAGAGAGGTGTAAGGTGGCATCTACGACAGTTGAATACATCTTACGCGTCAAAGACGATGCGACAGCGACGCTGAAAGACAGCGTATCTGAGGCTGATAAGCTCGCGGGGTCTCTGGGCGACGTAGAGGATGCGGCCAAGAAAGCTGGTCCATCGCTGCGTGACCTGGGTGGGGCGGGCGAATCTGCGAGCAAGCGGGTAGGCGATTTTGGTGGCCAGATCGCAAAGGTCGCGGGCGGCCTCGACCTGATCCACCCCGCCCTGGGCGACTTCGCTCGCAATTTTGCCGACATCGCTGATGTGGTGGAGGTCGCAGGTGGTGGAATCGAAGGCGCTGAGGTCGCAGTCACCGGGCTCGTGCCTGCATTGGCAGCGGCGGCGGTTGGGGCAGCGGCCCTGGTGGCCGGGTACTCAGTGCTGGCCAATGCAGCGACCACCCAGGTATCGATCGCATCTGACCAGGCAGCGGCCTATCTGTCGGTGGCCAATTCGGCTGAGGCCGCTGAGGCGCGGGTTCGGGCCTTGGCTGATGCCCAGGCGGCAAGCAGTAAAGCCCAGACCGACGCAGGCTATTCACTTGCGTTACTTCGTGGCGACCTGAAAGGCTATGAGGTCGACGCAGCCAAGGCAGCCGATGCGGTTAGAGCTGCGTCACAAACAGATATCGCTGCTCGACAGGCGAATATCGCTGAGATCCAGCGACAGATCCAGGCCAACGTCGACCTATCACAGCAAGGCCAAGGTGATGCGGCCAGTCGGCAGATGGCGCGTCAGGAGGTTGAACGTCTCACCCAGGCGCGTCAGGCTGAGACGGTGGCTCTACGTGGTCAGCAGGAGCAGGCCAGCCAGCTTGCGAATCAGCTATCGACCGAGATAATCACCAGGGGCCAAGCAGAAGAAGCGACCAAGGCGCATGAAGACGCCATCAAACGGTCAACCGAGGCACAAAAACAGGCAGCCGACGCGGCTAAAAGGCTGGCCGACGCCAATGATGCAGCCCTTGCTATCGGTATTGGGCTGGCTTTTGATGGTGTCGCCCGTGACGCTCGCAGTCTTGCGGGTGCCTTCGACGACCTTGGCGATCCTTTCGCCCAGGCACAGGCCGACGTGCATGCACTTGCACAGGCTCAGGGCGTGCTGTCAGGCATTTTAGGCGAGGTGCCCACCCAGGCCAGCCGGGTACAGGGCCAGATCGAGTCTCTCACTGAGGCGTACTTTGGTGGTCAGGTATCGACCGAGGGATACGCAGCGGCCCTCGATGTCCTGACTGCAGCTCAGCAGCGAGCCACCGAAGCCGACGCAGCGGCCCAGGCCCAAGCGGCCCAGGCCACTCAGCGGGCGGCGGTGGGGCGGGTGACGGGTGCGATAGAGAGCGCATCGTCGCTGTCAGCACTGGTGAAAGTCGATCCGACGGGGATCAGTGAGGCGGTCTACGCTGTCGTGTCTGGGCTGGCCAGTATCGGAAATGACGGTGGGATCTTCACCGAGGCCACTGACCTCCTGATGGGCGCTGCGAAGGGTTTAGGTAAGCTGCCCAATGTCATCGGTGACACTTTCCAAACGGTGATGAGCGAAGTACTCCCCTCACTCATTGGCAGTCTGATAACCCTCGTACCAACCCTGATAATCGAAACGCTGTCAGCCCTCGTCGATCCTAAATTCTGGGTGGAGGTGGGTACCGAGATCGGGAAGGCTGTGGCCGATGCTGTTCGTGACTTGATCACCCCAGACTTGAAAGGCGCTCAAGTCGATGTGACCCGCAAGAATAGAGGTATCGCAGGCGACTCGATTGCCCTTGGTAGTGGTACCACCAACGCAACGGGGGGCGCGGTCAATCTTGGATCGTATGCCTCTGGTACAGACTTTGTACCTTCGACTGGGCTCTATCTGCTACACCGTGGCGAAACGGTGTCAGGTAATGGCCGGTCGTCATCTGGGGCATCGTATGCCAAGCAAAGTGTGTCAAACACTTATGTTTTCAACGGTTACGATATGGAAGAGGTGGCCAGAAAGCTGCGTGAATTGCAACGCAGGGGAGTGGTGTATTGATGGCTACTGTCGAGATCTACTACTACCCAGAGGCAGGCGGATCGCTGATTCGCGTACCCCTCACGCGTCGTCTGAGTCGGCTGGAAGAGGTCGATACTGTCGATGCAGAGGACGCATCAAACGGCTATCTATCGACAAGCCGAGCCTTTAGAGGTGTGCGTCGTCGGATACGCGTCACGATAGACCGGGTGAATTGGATGGTAGCCGATGGCAAGTCATTGCATCGGGCCTTGTTGCCAGTGATCCAGCATCTTAGGAATGGTGGCGTCATCGGCCTGACCCTCGACAATACCAAGACATACGCTGGCTATATCGCTGGGTCGATTAGCCAAGGCGCATCAAATTACAATTTCGGCGGCAACGCCTTCTCGGTCTGGCCCTCAGCGACGTGTGCGCCTGCCAGTGGTGACGAGGTTGTAATCTCAAAGCCACCTCTCTATGGAAAGCACGAGCGCCGCTTGGTCGGCAGCGTCACGCCATCAAGCTACGGCTTCTACTACGTCGGCTTCAGTGGCGAAACACTCGCATACAATTACGAGTCACCATCGATGCTCAGATGGCACGGCTTCTGGCCTGCTCTGAAGCTGCCTCAAGACGCGCTCAATTCGCCACCTATCACCAATGAGCATGGCATAAGCTGGTCACTTGACCTCACACTTGAGGAAGATCCAGCGGTCTACTACTTGTCGGGTGACGAATACGAGCGTCGGCCCAGAATCCTATCGACTCTTGGTGGTACGACTGCGTATTCTCCTGGGTCGCGCTTCACAATTGACGAAGCCCTTGGCAACGTCTTCGGCGGTCAAAGCAGGATTACCCCAGCGAGGCCAAGGTGAGTTGGTCGCAGCGTCTTATCGACGCTCTAAGCGCCAATATCCTGACGCCTCTCTATATATTGAGGGTCACCCAGGTCAACGACTCACCCGGCGTCGTGGGCTACGTGGCGTCGTCGATACCGGGCTTTGGCGACCCTATTATTGGCGAAGATGGCGTCCGTATGCAGGGCAGCACCCTCACCCCAGGAACCTGGGCGACCACGATCGGGGGCTTTAGTGTAGACCTCGCTGGCAATCTGCGCACTCTTAAGCAGAGTATTGTGCGTGGCACGTTTATAGAGGTATATATCGGGTTTCCTGGGTGGCGTGACACCGAATACGAAGTGATCGCCATCGGCCAAGTCAGCCAGCTATCGGGGCGGTCACCCAATCACGCGACGCTCGACTGTCGCGACCTGATAGCAGCCCTCAGAAGCAGGCCCACACGGTCAGTCGGTATGGTGTCACTGGGCTACCGCCTGTCAGGCGGCACCACGATCACGAGCACGTACCACACAGGCGACACGACGGTCAGCCTGACGTCGGTCAGTGATTTTGCCTACGCCACTGGCGGCCAAGGTGCATGTCTGATTTCACCGACGGGTGACGACCCCTTTATTCTGACATTTACGGGCATCTCTGGCCTCGACCTGACAGGTGTATCGGCAGCAGGCAAGCATGGCACGACCGAGGTAAACGCCAGCTCAGGCGACACAATACAGCCCCTCTACTGGCTCAACTCGCACCCTATTGATAACGCTCGCTATGTCTTGATTAGTCGGGGGGATACCACCACATCGGCCTATGACACGCTGTCTGCGGGCGATGGGCTTGGCCTGCCTCACGACTGGATAGATCACGATGATTGTGCGAGCCATCGATATGCAAGCGACACAGTCAGTGGCTTACAGTTTGAGATTGTTAGTCAAGATCCAATCGACGATATTCTAAGCTGGCTTCAGGGCTGGCTCGCCTGTGGTGGCTTCTATGTGACGACGCGCATGGGCCTCTTGACCATCAGATCGGCCCAGTGCTCGACGACCTTCGGATCTGCTGGCACCCTTCGCACAATCACCCTCGCTGACCAGGCATCAATCACCGACGCTGATATTGAGTCGATCGCCTGGGAAGCCTGGGACCCAGATGCAGATGTCGAGGCGTCAGATGTGGCCGTCATCAGTGCAGGCGGCCAAGACACAGCGGGCCTTGAATCGCCATCGACACTGCCAGCGGTCAATCAAGCCCAGTATGATGCGTCAGACCTGATATTCAGCGACGAATCGGCGGCCCGTGCGTCGATATTGGCGCGGATCTGGGAAGCCCACCAGCGGATACCAGAGAGATATACCCTGGTGCTCAGGGGCCTATCGCTGGCCCGGCTTGCCAGTGGCGACTACGTGCGGATATCGACGACCCTGGTGGCTGGTCGGTTGTCGAATACGATCAACGGTCTCGACAACACACGAGTCATCGTCACCCAAGTATCGCCTGATTTTGGCGCGATACGCGTGCGCCTGGCTGTGGTGGTCTACCCCCTCGACGACGGTGTGTACCCATGAAGCGATTCAAGATACGCGTCGGTCAGCGCACACTAACGCCCGATACCTTGGTGATCACGGGGGCGACCCTGACCGAGCGGGGCCCCAACGCGATCCTGGAGATCGAGGGTAGTGGCGGTGGATCTTCGGATCATGCCACCCTGACGAATCTGGTATGGGCTGCCAGCGCCCATACCCTCTCGACAACCTACCGCCTTGCAGGATCGGCGGGCTCAACCGCAGCCGCAGAAATCGCATATACTGCTTTCACAGCCACCCTTTTAGACGACGCGAATGCAGCGACGGCCCGAACGACGCTGGGCCTTGGGAACGTTGAAAACACCGCCCTTTCAACGTGGGCAGGCTCTACAAATCTGACTACCCTCGGCACCATCGGCACCGGTACATGGCAGGGGTCAACCCTGGCCATTGCCTACGGTGGTACGGGGGCGACGACAGCAGGCGGGGCGCGTATTGCCCTGGGCCTGGCCATCGGTACCGATGTGCAGGCGTATGATGCAGACCTGACGGCACTGGGTGGCCTTGGCGATGGCCTGCCCTATCGGGGCGGGGGTATATGGGGTGCGACGGCGTTGGGCGACCTTGCTATATCAGGGGCCTCAGTGCAGGTGGCACAGGCGCGGGGCTTGCGTGAGACTTCTGGGCCTACGACCCTGGCAATGGGCGCGGTTGCTGACGGCGAAGTGCTCAGGCGGTCGAGCACGTCGATAATCGGCGCGGCTATCGGGTCGGTATTGCAGGCATACAACGCCGTTCTGACGGCGATAGCTGCCCTTGGCGCGTCGGGCATTATTGTAAGGCTGACATCTTCTACCGTTGCAGTGCGCTCAATCACGGGCGGCGCAAACATTTCTGTAACTAATGGCGATGGTACAGGCGGAAATCCGCTTCTGGATGTTGTGGGCTTGGATGCGTCAACGGCTATATACGGGGCAATACGGCCTGACGGTTTTAATTGCGTCGGGGTTGGCATTACATCATCGTCATTCGGCACTGTGACAGGTATCACTACCAACAAATACCCCGCGTCAAACGTCGTTGCTTCTGGTGCTAGCTCTATTAGTGGTGTGCGTACACTTACAGCCTGTCACTCGATGGAGCAGGCAATTACAACAAAACATGCGTTTGTTACTGATTCAAGCATTGCTTCTTCACGCTATTGGTTTGGCCTGTCGGCTGCCCTTGTGGGGTCGTCATCGAGGCCGTCAGGAGCCACAGCGGCGATAGTCTATGACGCAGCAATCAGTGTAAACTTTCAGCTTTGCACCTATGATGGGTCAGCAGTGAGTTGCGCTTATACCGATACGGGCTTAGCGGTTTCAACATCAACCGCCTATGAGGCTGAAATCATAGTCGCAGCTTTTTCTGTAAGCGCGCGTATCAGAGTTAGAGGTGGTACGTGGTCGTCGACTGCCACTTATTCTGGCGTCAACAAACCAGCTTCTACTACAAAAATGTATTTTATAGCAGCAACATGTTCGCGTTCGGCAGTGGGCGTCTCAACACTTGTTTTTCTTGGCGCGTCGTTGACGGGTCTAATTTCGTGAGGTGATCATGGCTTCTATCGGCCAAATATGGCGAGATCCAACGGGCGATGAGTGGGTAGTGACAGGCGTTTCCGGCCCAACGGTTCACGTTGGCGGCCAGTGGCGGGATGCTGATTTAGCCGGTATCGGCTGGGTGCGCACCGATATACCAGCCGACCCAGGTGGGTCTGTGGTGGATCTGGCTGGCGACGATCAACCGGTATAGAGGTGCGTATGCCCAAACCAACAGCTGACCAAGTTCTTTCACTGGCCCTCGCGGTCAATCTCAGATTGGATACCCGCTTCGCCATCGTCGTCCTGCGCACAATGCCAGGGCGCGTCGATGTTTTTGATGATTGGGTATGCATCTTGTGGCAAGATGGGGCCCACTGGGAGATCCGGAGCTGGCCAGCGACCGCCGACCCTGGGCTGTACTGGCTCAAAAATCCAGGGCGTGTGGAGGGCACAGCGATCTTGTGCCCAGGTCAACATGATTTTATCCTCGGTGAGCACAAGGGGGCCTACCCCTGCTTGGCCCAGGCAAAGTCGCTGGCCACTTGGCGAGACAATGACCGAGACGCAACCCTTCGGTATGGGGGCCCCATCTACCGCGATAGCCAGGGGATCCAGATCCATCGCGCAGGAACTG